CTGCTTCTTCCTCTGTAATAGTGTCTCCTTCTTTAACAGGCACACCATCTATAGAAGTGAAGCCATAGCCTATAGTCCATTTACCCCCTTCATCTTGATAGGCTTTACTACGGAATCCCTCTTTAGATTTTATAAATTCTTTTGTTAGCATGTCTTGTTCCTTTGGTTTTGTTGTTTGTTCTTGTTGCGGTAGAGAAATACCTAATTCAGGTGCATAGTTTCTTAACACTTGACTTGCTGATTCAGATTTGGTAATACCATTTATGGCAGCATTAGCTTTAACTATATCATTAATTCTATCTGCAATACTATAACGTGCTTCTTGTGTATGTTTGGTATTTACTCTGTCTGTTCCTTTCTCATATACAGTGAGACTCACTTCTCCAGTAGGAGTTACAGTAATAGTATTATCCCAATTAACATTACTTTCTCTTACATAGGATACAACTAAATTTAATTGATCCTCTAATATTTGCTTAGTGTTCTCTTTAACATTATTATCCAAAAATTCACTAGCTTCTTTAGGTAGCTTTGATAAAGAATAAATATAATTATCCCTAAATTGTATTTTGTCTTTTTTAGACAGTGTAGTTATATCTTTTGTAATAGTATCATTGTATAGACGCATTGTTTCTGCTACAGCTTTAGGATTACCATCTGCTATAAAAGTATCTAAAAAGTGAACTGCAGCAGATTTATTTCCTAATTGCTGCATTTTATTTAATAGTAGCTTTTTAACTTCTGGAGTATATAACGCTGCCTGAAGTTGGTGGAAATCTTCAATTAGTGGAGCTAAACTTGGATTGTTTTTAATCATAGTTGCTTTGGTTTTATCTGATAAAGCCATCTTTATAAAGGATTCATCATAGCCTATTTTAGCCATTGAAGCAGACAAAGCATTATCCCACTCCTTTACAGCATCAAATTCTTCTTTAGATATTTTTTTAGAATTATACTTTTCTATAATATCTTTCTTTTGTTTATACAAAGTTCTAAGATTTTTAGTCATATTAGAAGCTTCTTCATAGGTATATCCAGATTTAACTAAAGCATTATGCCTATCTGTAAGAGCTTCTTCTATTATAGAAGTAAAATTCAAATCCAATTGTATTAACTCATTTTTATCTGTTGTATTATTTCTTAAAGTAAGATATTCATCTACAGCTCCATCAAGCCTTCTAATAGAGGCTGCCGTGATTCCTGCAGCTTGTTCTTCTCTCTCAAATCTATTTGATTTTTTTAAATGATCGTCAAGCTTACCATTGCGTTCTAATTGTTGGTATAACGCATCTTCATCTGACCTTTTTTGTATTTCAGGCAGCATTTGCCTTCTATATTCTTTAGAAGTAACTTTTTCAGGATCTAAAATCAACTTTACTGATTTAGCTTGTGCTGTAAATAATTCGATTTCATCTTTTTCAGCTTGACGTTGTGCTTTTTCAATAGCAATATAAGGATCTGTAATTTTCCTTATACCTGCTGCATATAAGGTATCTCTAGCATGTTCTATTAAGGCACTAGCATAGCCTGGGTTTCTATTTACTGCTTCTCTTAAGGCTTTTGCGTGGCGAAGCTCAACATCTTTAGAAGCTATCGCCCCTTGTTCTTTTGCCTTTATAAGTTCTTCAGTTTTTCTTATATATTCAGGTTCAATATAACGAATAGATTCTGTATCTGTAAGCATTCGTTTTCTGCGCTTTAAATCCCCCAAATCATTTTCAATTTGAGCTATTTGTAGCTGACTTTCTTGTATAGGTGAATATATATCTTGTAATTCATTTCCAAGCATTCCTTTTTTATACCCTAAATGTAATTCTTGGGTAAGTTTTCCTGCTGCCTTAACAGATTCCCCTATTACTCCATACTTATATGCTTGATGTTGTATATCAGGAATATCAGACATTGCCTCAGTACGGCCTGATTCATCAACGGCAACAGTGAGTGCATGTCTAGGATCTACAGGACTTGGATTTATTCGTGCATCTAAAAATGGCATTATGTTTTCCTATTGTGTAAGCCAATCAAGAAGCTCTCCTAAGAAGGTAGAGTGGTTTTCTTTTTTAGCATTGTTTGTAGAAGTTTTAGCATCTTCAATTGCTTTATGAAGTTGTGGGGTTAGTGCTGCTTCAAATTCTTTATTTTTATAATATAGAGCTTTAGTCACTTGTTTTTTTATTGAATCTAAATCTTCTGGATTATTTACTCCAGCTAAAAATAGCATTTTATCCAATTCGTCTGTACGTCCATATTGACTCATTCCAAGTAAATCAGTTCTATGTTTCATTATGTGATCTACTATTTGTTTAGATATAGTTTTAAGTGTTGCTTTTCTAGCTTTATCTAAATCAATATTTTTGAACTCATATTGTTCTTCTATGGTACGCAAACTAAATGCTCTACCTATCGCCTCAGCATGAGTAGCCACCAAATCCCTTCTATTCCCATATTTATCTACCAAACGACCAGCTTGGAGCATTAAATAAGATTGTTCTAAATTGCCAAGACCTTTAACCAAAGTAGGAAGTTCTGTTATTAACGCCATAGCAGCTTCAGGGGTATCATATCCACCTTGAACAGTAACTTTACTATCTACTGCTTGTACATATTGTGCTATTTTAGAGAAAACAGCTAGTGCTGCTATCCTGGTCTGTCCTGCTGCTTCAGCATCAGTAAGAGATTTAGATACATTTTTAAACACCTCAAAAGCAGGGAATCCACTGCCCTGTGCAAACGGAGCCATAGCAGTGCTAAAAGCAAGTTCAGTATCTTTAGGTTCTTCAACACCCATTAGAGAATTAATGCCCTCTATGATAAGTTTATTCATTAATAAATCTATCATTCCACCTTTGTATTGGTGGTAAACTCGTTTATCCTCTTCACTACCAAAAGCATCTACCATATTGGTTAATATATATTCTCCACCTAATACACCACCAGTACCAAACCATAAGGCTTGAGATATTGCGAGTCTTTGTTTTTCTTCTTTTGTAACTGCTTTAGAAGATAAAGTTAATGCCATTTGTTTAGAATTGATAGGCATAAATTTAAACAATAAACTCCAAGCACCTTTTTGATAATCCATAACATCTGATTTACCTGCCATGCTACCAGTAAGTGCTGCTGCTTTTGCTTTTACTTGTTCAATATGGTGAACATTTCTCATATCAACATTAGGATGTAACTTTCTATATTGCTGCCAAGAATACATCCATGCACCAGCATAATTAGTAAGTTCAGCAGGGGTATAGCCAGCGACCTTCATTATATTGCCTGGAGTCGAAGCCATAGAAGATAGAGCGTGTCCTATTTTTTCATGTACCTCTGGAGATAAACTAAAATTATTATTATGAATAAGTCCTTGTACCATTACGTTTAAATCAACCCCTTGAGTAATACCAGAATTGATAAAACCATGATACATATCATCCCATTCCTTGTGGGACATACCAGCTATTTTACTACCAATATATCTTGATATTTTTAAAAATTGAGATTCATGTTGTTTAAAATAACTAGCTCGTCCCATAGTAGCGAATACAAAAGGAACAAGATTCGGAAGTCCATATCTAGCAAAGTTAGGATCTAATATTACTAAGTTACTTATATTTTGTGGCTGCACTACCCATTGACGTAAAATGTCATAGTAAATCATTAAATGTGTTGCCATAGCATTAGGAACACGAACAAAGACATTACCTTGTTTGGACATTGTACGCAGTGTCTTTTCCCCAGGTAGGCCATATTTATTTGCCAACCCTGCTAAACCATTAAAAGCAGAATTTACAAATTGATCGCTGCCCACCATACTATGAAACATTCCGTTAAACCATTCCATTTCTCTTCTAGCAGCATCCAACATCATTACATCTTCTGGAGTTTTATCCCCAGGAGGCAGTCTTAAATCATTTGGATGTAATGGCTTTTGTCCTTCAGGGAAATATTTACTATAAGTAGCAGCAAATCTTTTATCAAAGAAGTTCTTAAAATCATCCCAGGCATCTAGTTGTATAACACTCCGTCCTAGTTGTGCCATACTTTTCAAAGGATCGTCTAAAGGGTCATAATTACCAAGTCTTTTTTCCCCTCTATGCTTTTCCCAAGCAGCATACCTTAATGCTTCTTCATGTACGTCTACTACGTCCTGAATGACATCTTCATTACGCATCACTGCCTTAAAAGTAAAACCAGCATTTCTTTCATCTGCTGCCATCTTAAGTGCTAGTTCTTCAGCTTCTTTTTGCGTCCTTGCGCCAGCAATACGTTCAATAAAGGATTTTAATTTTTCTTCTTGTTCAGTGACAGCTCCATTTAAACGGACTGTTTTAGGCATACGCTGAACAAACCAGGGTGCTGTGTGATACCAGGGAATATAGGGATCAAGCTTATTTAAAGTATAATTAGGAATTTCTCCTAATTTAGACTTAGCACCTACAATGGCATATTGAAAGAAGTTATGTGATGACTCAGTTTTAACTAAATTCTTAGCTTCCGCAGAAGTTAAACTTTCTGCTATATCATTCCATTCTTTTTTTATAGCATGTTCTAATTCTACTATTTTCCTGCCGTCAAGAATTAAATCCCCATTAACATCTTTTTTTATAATAATAGGGATGTTATTATCCATATCCCACATATAGACAGGAAGATCCTTTGAGGGCATTACCTCCTTACCATACCCAGCCACATCGCCGTTAGCAGCGTATATTGCTTTATAGTTTTTTTGTACTTTATTAAGTCTATGGCGTCTATTAGCTAATTCATACATAGAATCACCAAGTTGTTTTACAGCAAAGTAGGCTTCAGTTAAATCCTTTTGTTGCTGTTCAGATAAATGTGCTTTGTCCTTGAGTAACTCACCTACATTTTTCCAGGTGGATACATCTGTTGCTTCTTGTACAATTTTAAGTTCTTTGTTTAAATCGGCATGGATGTCTTTTTTAGACATCACAAAAGTTTGTAAATATTCCTGAAACTTTGAAATTCTTTGTGCTGCTGCAAGTTCAGTGGCCATAGCAGAACTAGAGAGTCCAGCTGGTATTCTACTAGATGATGGAAATACAAAGTTTATTTTTGGTAAAGAAAATACCTTATCAGCACCTATCTCTTTGGTGGTAAAAGGCATTTGAATACTACCACCATAGCCTCCTATTTCAATATTAGGATCAAAAGTCTTTTTTATATTCCTGGCTATATACCATTCCCCATTATTAAAATATTCTACTTTTAGTTCTTTATGTATAGCTGGATCTAAGCTAGTTTTTATACTAGCAAGCATATCTAATGCTTCTTTTTCACTACTCCACCCCCTACTAGGTGTTGCACCATATGTAGCTTTAATGTAAGTAGTGTCACCTGTACGTGCAGTTATCTTAGTATTTGCTAGTTGTAAACTTGGATATTTAGTTTGTTTAATAATTTGAAAAATGTTGTTAATCTCACTATCCTGAGCTTCTTTATTATATAGTGCAGGATTTATTGGAGTAGCATCATCAACCAACACTTTGTTATACATATTAAGTCTTTCTGCTACATCAGGATATACCTGCCCTAGTTCACCTACAGGAGATGAATGAGGCTTAGGTAAAATAGCCTGTACTACTTGGCCTTTACCTTCAGGGGTTAATGCCCTAGCAATTTCACCAGAATCATCTAAGATAGCTGCTACAGTAGTATCATGTGCTTTTTGTGGATTATGTGTAATTTCTATTCCCAAAGGTGAATTGGGTGGTACGTCATTCCTATGTAGAGTTTGTGCAATTGCTGGATTGTCAACTACTTCTTTAGCACCTTTTACTGCTATATCTGCACCTACCATTGTTTTAGTTGGAGCGAATTTACTTTTGATAAAATTAACCGCAGCCTGATCTGGTGCTGGATTATATTTAAACCAATTTAGAAATCCTTTAACAGCTTGCACAGGACGAGCTACTGCCCATCCAGCTAAAGATACATCTAAAATACTAGAAGTATTTGCTAATGTAGTTTCTAGCCAATGTTGGTCTGGATTATTTGTTACATGCTGGAATAAATCCATTTTCTCTATATCAGTTAAAGTAGAATTTTGCATATAGTCTAAAAGTCTTACTACAGCATTTACTTTTTCTTCTGAACGCATAGCATCAAAGCGTTTTCCCATTTCTTTAGATGCTGTACCTACTAATGCAGCATTAACAAATTTTCTTTTAACTGAGGGGTCATTAAATACAGCAGACCAGGCATTAGCATAAGTAGCACTGAGTCTTAATGGAATAGAAGATGCTGCTATCCCACCAGCAGTAGAAGCATAAGTAACATTTCTATCTGCGTAGAAAGTATTTTGCAATGCTTCAAGTTCTTTCCTTGCTTTTATATCCCTTGCACCAAACTCAAATACATTTTTATCTTGTGATTCTCTATCTTGTTTTGTAACAGAAACATCTTCCGCTGCTACTTTTTGAGCATACCTATCAGCAAAAGTAAAAGTTTTCTTTATTTTTGTGTTCTCATAAAATTGTACTTTTTCTTCAGTTGAAATGTTGGGATCTGAAAGTTCTTGCAAAAAAAGTTCTTTATCTTTCTGGGTGTCATGAGCTTCTAAGGCAGAATTCAATTCCTCTACTATAGGGGATTCTCCAGTATTAGTTAAATCTGTTTTAACTTGATTATAAGTTTGAGCAAATTTTGTTTCATAAAGATCAATAGCTTGTTGTGCCCTTTGCATAAAAGAATCTCTATTACCCAAATAAGCAGCATAATAGGCTTGTTGCCTAGCCGTAACATCAGAAACTAAGGGTTTAGGGGGAGTTCTTTCTGGTAATACTACTTGTTCTTCTTCTTGGTTAAACATTTATTATCCCTAATTAAAACAAACCACGAATTGCACCAGCAGTTTTAGTACCTGCAAAGGCAGAAGCTGCTCCAGCAGTACCACCCCAAGGAAGTGTAGCAATGCTTATAGCAGCATCAGTAATACCCCCAATCATTTGTGCCTTAGCATTTTGTGCTTCCATCTTAACTCCGAGACGTTCTAATTCACCCTGTTGTTTAGCTATTTCAGATTGTGAAGCACCCATAGCCCTACTATACCCCTGAAAGACATTAAGTACTCCAACATTCCCTATACCAGAAGAAACAGCACTACCAGCACCCCCAATAGCACTACTACTTCCCATAGCACCAGCATTAGCTGCACTAGATAGGATAGCTTCCCGCCTTATCCTAGCCTCTCGAAGCTGTTGTAGTTTTTCTTGTCTTGTGCCAAAATCTGCTCTTAGTGTTTCTAGTTGAAAGAGCTTTTGTTGTTCAGCAGCTATAGCAGCATAGGCTCTTTTTTGAGCACGTCTTATTTTCTTCTTTTTCTTTTTGGTAAATAAACTACCAGCTAAATCACCTATTCCCATAGATCAAACCTCATGAGTTTATGTCCATCAATAGTTTCACCGGTATCCTTAAAACCCCAATGCTCATCCCACCTAATATCAGCATCTTCTAAAGGGATAGCAAGGACATATTCATATCCAATATGTTTAAATTCTTTTTGGAGTTCTACCCATATCTTTTTAAATTTCTTATATATGGAGAATGAAAATTGTTTCACTTCTGTATTTAGTACAATACCATTAGGAATGCTATCGTATGTCTCACCTATTATTTCAATATCAGCATCATCATAAATTAAGTGGTACATTATGGTTCTCCATTCTTAGTCATTAAAGCATTCCATCCTAAGAGTCTCAAATCTTTCCCAGGTTCAGCTTCAAATAAAATAGAAAGGGCATGCCCTCTACCCCTAAGTTTATTTTTTGTAGTAATCACTGTATCACCATAATCAAAAGAAACCCCATACCACCAAACCCCTGAAGGCAAAGGTTTAGTAAACCTATAAGCATTAAAACTGTCAGACCATTTCCCTTGAAAATTACTATTATTCCATTCCCATCTACCACTTACCCAACAAGCAGATGGATGATCGTATTCAGTTTCACTATAAGTATAAAAATACTCAGTTCGTTTACAGAAAGTTTGTAGATAGATAGATTGACCTTGCCTTGCCATATCTCCAGTTAGGTTATAACCAGTAATCATATAGGCAGGATATTGATAACCATAAGTAAGCTGATTACTACCTGCTGTTAGATTATCCCAATCACGAGAGAAAGTGTTCAAATACCTACTAAATCCCCAAAAAGTGTAACCACTACCAGTTACTTCTTGGTATAGATATAAAAATGTAACTACTTCTTCTCTAGGTTTAAACTCATTAATGGCAATTTGATCACTCGTAACAGTGACTACCACACCATTTGCGTCTAGTACTAACACACCTGTAGAATCTGTTACAGGTTCTTCTATCTCAATTCTACTATGTTCAGGGTAGATTATATAATCTACAAGTCCAGGGGTCTGATCATCCCTTGTACCAGAAATGTCATAAATAGAAAAAGCCTGTAAATTTAAGTCAAGAATAAGCTCATGATTCTTAAAGGATGGGTAATGTAATTCATTAACTATCATGGTGTCGTTCCTGCATATAGAGCAACCCCTGCGCTTCCTAATGAACCTGTATTTCTGTAGGCAGTGACTAAGGTAGAATGATCGCCAGTTATGGTATCATAGGATACAGTATTCAATGGAATATGTGCATGTACATTGGAATCCACCCAAGCAGCTCCCACTGGTTCTGCCCAATTACCTCTACCTAATAATACTGGAGTAGTTCCACTAAAATCTACATCTATGTAACGAAGCCTATTAGAAATATCAGGATCATATCCATCAACATAGGCTTGATCATTATCATTATAAATGATAGTAGCTCTATATTCTCCTGTTTGTATTGGAATAACTTCTGTTTTTGTAGTACCTGTTTCTTCTGGAATATTTAATATAGTAGTGCTTGTAAGAGTAGTGCCACTAATAGTTACAATAAAACAGGAAAGTACTCTAGTATACCCAAGACTAGCATTAGTCAATAAACCAGTAACTAAAAATTTATTTGACACAGAACTTATATTTAATATTCTTTGTTTTTCAAATGTAGTTGTTCCTGTGGGCATTTGTGTTGCATTCGGAAATAATGTGGTACTACTTACAGTTATAGTATTAGTAGCAATAGATAAATAATCTATTGTAGCCCCTCCCCAAGTATTATCTTTATAAGCAAAAACTGCTTTAGTACTACTAAGTTCTGCAACAGATAGATATTGCATAGCACTATCAGCATATACATTATTAGTACTGCTAACGACAGCTCCATAAGTGCCATTACTATTAACTACTTGCACACTTGCTTTATTACTTGTATTATGGAAAGCTATTACAAACTTTGTAGACGTAAGTCTAGCGGCAGATAATAAGGGATATATATTCCTACAGGAAGTATTAATTGTAGTGGGAGTGCCTGATAATGTAATTAGATCAGTAGTACCATCAAAAGTAAGATTTTGTAATTTTAATGCCGTGGTTGGTGTACTACTATAAAAATAATGTATATTTGTTACATAATTAGATGTACTTCCATATACAGGACAATGAGCAAATAAGTCCATATATGTTGTATTATTAAAAGCTACTACTTGTGCATTAGTAATTTGACGTATTACAGTAGACGTAAAATTCATAATGTCCGATCCCCCCGTAGTATCTACTGCATATACATAAGCATAATTAACTACATAATCAGGAGATATACTATCTTTATGTGTAAATAATATTACACGGTTTCCTTCTAAGGAGGGGAGCCAATTCCCACTTAATGGATGTACCCCAAATGTTGGCTGAGTATTACACTCTGCAACGAATACCGATGCTTCTACTTCCCCTGTTAGTGATGGCGCAGAGGAATAATCGGCAAATAACCAGCGTATTTTATTATTATAAGGATCATAAATCCCTCTTGCCGTCATTTTTGTGTATGTGTCAAAATCATCATACCTAGTTTGTATAGTAGGTTGTGTTACATTAATTGTATTATAAATACCATTAAGATTTGGATCTGGTTGTATAGCGTAAATACCAGAATAAGACCAATAGAAAATCACACCATTGGCATCTACTACACTATCTTTAGCACATATACCAATACTATTTATCTTTCTTACTTCAAAGGAAGTGGCTGTAAAGCCTTGTTCTCCACTACCACGAATTTCCCAAACACCATTATCCCCAAACACCCATAAACTAGATTTAATGGCTTTAATTTTGTGTACAAAGGAGCAACCATTAATAAAAATGATTCCACCATCAGTATCAACAACTTCATTAAAATCATACGAAGTTGGATCAGCTTCTTGATAACACTTCACTAAGTCTAAAGGTGTTTCCATTACTTGACTGAATAACACCGCCTGACATAAATTAGGACTTCTATCATCTCCCTCCAATACTTTCCCCCTAACACCAGAAAACCAAGCTCTACCAGCATAGGATTCTATTGTAGTAAAGAAAGATTCTTCTAAATCAGTAGGCACTGTAGCTCCTGTCAATGTATTACGCCAAGATCCACGTCTGTATATTGGGAGATGGAAATGTCCCTTTGCGGCAGGTTGATTATTTACTAAATTACGTTCTGCTATAGCTGGGTCAAATTTATAAACATCAGCAGACGTTAAATCTGCTGTACGTCCTATCCCCCAACTATCATTATTAGATGGGTAAACACCAAAATGACTTTTTACACAATCTAATACAGGTGTACCACAAGTTGTGATAATACTATTCGTCCAACCTTGATTTAACAGGTTGTATCTATGTGTTTCAGAAAGTTCAGCAGGTCTAGCATCAAGTGCCAAACCATCATCTACCCCCCAAATGTCTCTAACAAGAATATCCCCATAATCAAAAGAAACTAAATCTGCTTCATCATCATACCAAGCAATAAAAGGATTCTCTACTTCCTCACACAAAAGAAGTAAATAACCATTAATAGTTGCAAATTCTACTGGTTTACCTCCAGATAATAAATTACCAGCATCTACTGCTACACCCCCATTTAAAAGGGGTGCAGGAGTATCAAAAATTAATAAATCATCATACGGAGTTGGTACAGGCTGAACAGTGATGTCCACAAAATAAAGTAGATACCCAATCTGAACAACACCTATAACAGAATGTCTAGCTCCTTTGGGTTGTTCCCATTTATATACTTTTGCATGAAGTTTTTCTAATTCCAGTCTAGTATAAGGTAGGGTTTCATAATATATATGTTGTTGCCCCCATCTTTTATCCCTACTACCATCCCGATTAAGTTTAAAATTCACCTCATCTAGTGAGGCATTCTCAGGAAATGTTAAAGGACTAGCTTCTGTTATAAGTCCCTTAACAAAGGTATTAGCAGGTTGGTTTATTTTATTAGCTGGCATTTGCAGATACGTCTAATTTTTTAGGATTTTTAACCTTTTGGAAAATACCATTCTCGTCTTTAACTTGTAGATGTAAGGGTTCCATCTTAGCTAAATAACGTAATATATCTAGTTCTGCTTTTTGTGCATCAGTCCATCTACCTTGTAATTCAGCAGGAAGTTCACCTCCTTCCTTAAAATACACTGTAATACCATAAGCATCAGACTGGACTACTATTGTTTTACCATTTGGAGTTGTATATTCTTTCATTTTGATTTCTTTTTGGATTGTTTAGCTTTGCTAAAAGCAATAGCTATGGCTTGTTTTTGTGGATAACCCTCATGTGAGAGGGTACTAATGTTTTTGCTTATTACCTTTTTGCTCTTTCCTTTTTTTAAGGGCATCTAAATCCTCGAATTTTAATTTCTCTATTTTATAATTTAGTTTAGTAGTAAACTCAGCCTTCCTTGCTTCTCTTTCAGGGGACATGAAACCACGTAACATATACTCATCTGGATTAACATTAGAGTCTTTAAACCTACCAAAACGTGGTTTAAACTTCATTTAACACCCCTTCTACCATAATCAGGATAGCGAGTGCTATTACGAATTTTCCATGCTTCCTTGCTCATACGTCTACGTTGTGTTATAGAACGCTGTTCAGCTTTGATATGTTGGGTTTGTTTAAGTTCTGCCCAGGCCATACTCTTAGCTTCTTCTAATAGTAAACTAAAAGCATCTGGAGGAAGATCGAAGTACATACCGTCAGAAAGAGTAACAGTGGGATATATTTTTCCATATACTTGTGTTTTAGCAGTTTTTAAATAAGTTTCTACATCACTATCATAAGCATCAAAAATAGCTGTAGTTTCGTTTATAGAAGTGTAATAAGAAGGTGCTCTATCATTAAAGAAGTTATATTTAATACTACTAGCTGTAATTTGATCTACATTACTAGCACTACTATCCCTGGCATCTAATATGAGCATAAACTCTTGTGGTTCTAAGAATTTAATCTCTTGATACCTATCTTTAGTATCAGTAGAAGTACGAACATTATATTTAACCCATTTAATGTCCATTGTTGCTGTAGGGATAGTCATGTGACAAGGAGTAGATGCTGAAGTCTCAGTTAATGTAAACATTGAATAGAGATTTGGCCAATCCTTCCCATCTATTAAATGATAATATGTAGAGAGAAGTATTTGTGCTACTTGCCTACTCTCCACAGTGTCATCATATAATGTAACAGGATCACTATCCATTGAAGATAGAATATCATCTACAAGTTCTCCTACAGTCATTCTAGCCATTATTATCCCCTCATACAGAAAGCTGTTAAATAAAAGCTATAGATTTTTACATCACCAGATGCACCTGTATTCTTACAATATACCTCAATATAGTCATTGGTAGCTAAATTTGGAATGTCAAATTGTAAAGAGACATTATGTTTTTGTGCTTGTGCTACAGTGGTTCCTACTTCAGAACCCGTAACAGCACTTCCATTTTTGTATATTTTGAAATATACATCCCTATCTGCTAACACATTTTGATCTAAAGTTATATTACATAACACCCTACAGTCTAAAGTATCTGCACCTGTATAAGTGAGTTTTGCTGTAGTAGCTTCAGTAAATTCTACAGCAGTGCCATTAGCTGTAGTTGTGGGAGCCACCTTAGTGTAAGCACTGGGGTAAGTTATTGTTGTACCTGCTGCCAAATCTGAGTAATAGACACTTCCATGGGGATTTGCATATTTGAATGTTGCTGTACCAGCCCCACCAGCTATAATAGTTTTACCCACTGTAGCTGTTGAGGCTCCCTTACATTCATGCAGATCAGCTTCAGGTAGAGAAGCATGAGCAACCATATTAAGCCTTTATAACAAGGAATGAAATTTTAATAGTACCGTTAAAAGCATCAGCACCATGCTGGTTTTCAATCAGGATAGTACAACTACCACTACCAGGAGTAACTCGACCTACCACTGGAATACCTGCACTATTTGTACCATTAGCCACAGAAACAAATACCAAGTCAGTAGCAGCAATAACGGTGTTAGTTAATGTTAATGTGTAAGCAGCAGCAGCAGCCGTAGTTAAACTTTCTGAAGTAACTACACCAGCCATTTTAGACAACGTAGCAGCACCAGCAGTTGCAGTGGCAGTGCTACTATCAGCATTAATAGTACCACCAACACCAATGATATGATTTGTTGCTGTTAGATTACGTAGTTCTGAAACATCTTTGTTAGCATCTACTACAACAGCTTTTGAGGCTGTCACTGTACCTGCTGTAACACCATCAAGAAAAGCAAGCTCTGCTGCTGACATAGCATAACCACCAATAGTAGCACTATCAGCTTTTAAGTCTAAGCCAGAAAAGTCCATTGTTTTTGAATTAATTGCCATTTTATATCCTTTATAGAGAGTCCCCGAAGGGACTCATATTATGATTATGGAGCAGGTGGGATGTATTGCAGAATTACTTGTCCACGACCTGTTAACAAGTCAGTGTCAGATCCAGCAACAACAAGTTCACCATCATAGGTAGCATCAGAAATTTTACCAATGAGAGCACCAGCACCTACAATTCTACTACCCACAACTTGAATGGCTGTCTGAGTAGCTTCTGCTGCTGCAACTAAACCATCATTGTCAATTTCCGTACCATCAGCACGTTGCAAACCTACCAACAAGTCAGTGGTTGTTGACGTAGATGTAAATGCTGTGATAATACGCAAGTAACAAGCCATAATCGTACTACCAGCAGGAATTACATAACCAAGTTTATTGGTTGCTGCATCAGGTAAATCATTATAAGTAAAGTCCCATACAATGGTTTTAATTAAACTATCACCATCGGTGTAACCACCATATTTCATATCTGTGGCACGAACGCCAAAGTTCTTTACTGTACCTCTAATTCCATCAGCTTCTAAAGTCATTTTATTTTCCTTTTATAAAAGGGGAGAAACCTCCCCTATAAATTATTAAGCACGTGCGGTTGGAGAAGTCCAGATAACACCAACGGTGTCCAGACGTTGGCCAGCAAAACCAAAGCGGCTAACCGTTTGGAATTTGTCTTGACGCAATTGATGATCTCTCCAGCCTTCTACTGCTGGTTGTTTACGCCATGCGTGCATAACTGGTTTGCAATTGTCATCAGCAACACACATAAATACACTTGCAATGTCACCAATTTCTGCTGTATCATTAGCCAAATCATAAGAAGCAGCATTCAATGCTTCAGTAGCCGTTTTACGAGGTAAACGAGTAGAAGTCCAAATATCCCAACCAAAAATGTTACGAACAAATTTATGGCTGCGTTGGAAACCAGTCGTTACAATACCTTCAAACATTGGATTGTTTGATACATTAACCAAATTAGCTAATGAGTTTAAAGAAGCAGCAACAACAGGAGGAACAATAGCTACACGTCCTTCTTGTGGTACATCAGCTTCATCAAAAGCATATTGCATGGTTAACAAATCTTCTAACGTCATTACACGGTTTGAAGCACCAGCACCACCAGCTACCCAACGGTGAGGAACGCCATTAACCAAGTTTACGTTAGCATTGGTTTGAATCGTAGCTACTTTAGCTAAGAATTTAGACTCATGATGTTGAGCTAATGCACGAGTAGAAGCTCTAGCACGTAAGCCCATCAGTTGGTCAATTTGGCTACCATCAATACGCAAGTCATCTGACACTGCCCAAGCATCACCAACATATTCAGTGATAGTCATGGTGATAGTACCAGTGTCAATTGGATTGAATACCAGTGGTACATCTTCAGCAGCTTCTTGAAGAGTTACATCGCCAACCGTTTTTACGTTAAGAGTCGTACCATTTTGGAAATCAGACACATCACGCCAGAAAATCTCTGGCAAGAGGTATGGTTCCAGGTTATCAAGAATATACTTACTGTATATCTGTGCATCAATAAATGCAGTGGTGTTTGTAGATAGTTGAGTCATTTATTTTCCTTTATGAATATTGTTTAAGAATTTGTTCTCTTGCTTTTCTTATTGCAGCCGCATCTTCTTTAGCACCCCCATTCAAACTAACAGTGAGCTTGTCATTCTGTTCTTGAATGTTTTGGGTAAGAGTTAAATCACTCTCAAGCTTACCTGAATGGGTATTTTTACTACCCTCAATACCAGCAAGTTTATATAGTGCTTTTGGAGAAGTTGCTGCTAAATTGTTTAAATAGGTGATAGGTACACTTAAATCTTTAGCAAGTTGTTCAAATTGAGTTTGTGCTTTATCTCCGTAAAGCTGAGTAAATTTATTTACCACCTCATGTTGATTTGCCATAGAAATAGAAGCTGCTTTATCACGCTCTAATTCCTGCCGTACTAATGCTTGAATATCTTGCAAAGAATTTACAGGTGGTTGTTCCTGTGTTTGGGATGGTGTCTCCATTCTTTGTTGTAAAGCATTTAATACTTCTTCTGCCGCTTGCCTACGAGTAAGTTCTTCCTTCAGTTGCTTGTTCTCATCTTCCAAAGTGGAAATATGTTTTTGAGCATGAGGGAAAGCCTTATACACTTCGGCTACACTAGCATACTTTTTACCAGCTCCTACAAACTCAGCAAGTTCTGGTGGAACTACTGGCTCTTGTACTACTGGTTGCACTGTTTCAGGTGCTTGGTCTGCACTCTGAGTAAAAATGTTTTCTGTCATATATTTATAAAATCTTGAAGTTTAATTAAAGTTTTTTGTACTCCATTCTCATAAGCCTGGAGATATGGCCAAGAAGCTTTATCGAAGTTGTCTCTGTCAAGTTGGCTTCTTTTAGAAATATCTTCTAATTCGATTAGATATGCTCTAATATGAGCAAGCACTTCTTGTTTAGTTAATTTTTCATATTCTGCCGTTTCCTTTAATAAATTCTTCATTCTTCCTCTTGCTGTAAATCACCACCAATCATCGCTTCTTCTAACGGCACTTGAGAATCACCCTGCAAATCTATTTGTGCTTGTTGCATGAGTTTCTGTGTCTCAAGTTGTTCAGATACAGCAATGTTCTCTTTAAACAGTTTAAATTTAGAAAGTCCTAATACTTCTTCAATTAGTTGTGTTAATGCTTTTCTTGATAAATCTGGCTGAATCATTTGTCCTATAGGACTATTAAATATACCTGTCAGGTTTTGTATTAGTTGTGCCCTTGCTGCAAAGTGTCTAGCTCCAACAGGACGTAGCTTACCTTTAGCAGTGAGATCATCTTTAGTAATACTTAAAAATTGTGCTACACCAAAATCATTATCAACCACTTTAATTGTGTCAGCATAATCAAGATTGCGTCTTGCTACTTCTACAAAAAGATTTATCGCAGGTTCTAGCATTTCCCTAGAAAACTTTAATATCTTATTGTTAAATATTCTTCCAGCAGCATTCTCTAAAGTTTGTACTTCAAATGCCGTTTTCTCTCCTGGTGTCCTAATACCCATTGCTTGTTTGGGTGCACCAGCCATTTCTTCCATCAAACTCATCAAAAATGCTACTTCATTATTTGCTTGAAACACAGCCGGGTTTGGTGGTAATATAGTAACATCCCCATCCTCAGGCACGTGAATATCAACATTAGGACTCCACTCAAACGGCTCTACATCTCCTTTAATTACTTTAGGAGGTAGAATGGTTTGATCCCAAGCATCTGCTTTAGCATTCTCTAAATGATCTAGTCTATATTGAAGTCCCACTAAATTATCTAATGGGGACATACCATATAAGTTATCTGGTCTTGCTCTCCAACATACATGGAGTTTATTATCCTTGCCTGTCCAATTAGGATTTGGTATATTACGGATGATTTGCATCCGATCTATAATAGTGATTATTCTATTTTCATATAGCACGTCATTTGTGCTATCATAGTAATCACCTTCAAACTCTAAGAGTTCTACAATACCACTACCATAATATTCAGACAAAGTGCCAAAACCATCAGCTAAATATCCTTCAGCTTTGTCTATATCCTCTTTCTTGAAGGAGGAAAGTTCTCTACGTCTTTCAACTAAATCATTAAATACTTTTTCATCAAAGTTTAAGTCTGTTCTATATTTGAGTTCTTTCTTAAGCTCACCTATAGTTTTTATATATCGTCTAAATTTAGGACTCTTACTAAAACTAACAGCAGAAGGATTGAATACAATGTCAAAAGGAGAGATTCTTACAAGCTTTCCACCTTTATATGTGGTTTCTTCTTCACCCGTAAGAGGGTCTGTGTGGGTTTCATTAACCCATATTACTTCTGCAAAGGCATTACCATAATCAATATAGTCTAGTAATAAGGCAGAAACAGTTTCTAAAAATCCAGAATTATTTGCTTTATTTTTAGTATAATATTCTAAGATTTTTCTTTTATCTATCGCTACGCTATCCTCATCATCTCCTTCCCAAATAAGCCAATCATCATTTGGAAATAGAGCATCCATATAATTAGCATGGAGATTATCTCTAATCTGACATATTTTTGGGATAGTAGTTCTATTTTTCCAGGGAAGCCCACTATTACTTGTAGTGGTGGTGTCAGTAGCAAATATGTAATTTCTAAGTTCTTTCCATTCCCTTTCTTTAGCTTCTCTTTGGAGTTTCCATTGAGAATACATAGCAACGAGAGCAAGTGCTAAACTATCACTCTTTTCGCTTAATACACCTTTAATTCTCTGTACTGTTGCTACACTTCCAACCATTATCTAATTCCCCCAAACCTACTATGATATACGACATTATTATTTATAGATTGTTGCATTCTTTGTGGTGGTGCTTTTGCTATAGCTATGGCATTCGATAATGCATCCTTAATATCATCATGTGGTGGTCGTCTTAAAATAAGTTCTTCTTCCAATAATTGACAATTTCCACCTCTGTAATGCCATATCTGCATATTGTCATATCTTGGTTCTAATATTGCAGCTATTCTTTCTTCTTTATCCCCTTCGTTACGAGAAGGACGATATTCATCTATGCTAATTACCAGTCCTTGAGGTTTTATGTAGCTTTCTTTAAGTTCTGTAACAATAGCTTGTTGCGCCACTGTAACCTCTGCCCTCATCTTCCTAAATCCCCACTTGTTGTGGAGATGTAGTAAATTGTCAAAATATTCTTTTATTCTATCTGTTTTAAATCTATTAATATCTAATATGTATATGTTATTCTGGAAATCAATACCTACCACCACAATTGCTGTGCTATCTGCACGTTTACTTCTACTAAAAGCAAAGTCAATTGCAGCATATACATTAAGTTTTCTATCTTTAAAAAACCAGGTACCTTCTATGTTCTTTAGTAAATTCTTTTCGTAATATTGAAACTTATTACTTTCTATTGCCTGACTGCCTGGATCATTTGGATCATTATAATATTGTGCATAAAACTGAGCAGTGTCTATATACTTAGCTTTCTTTCTTGCTAATATCTGTGCATCAAATCCATAAGCCTTGCCATCTTTACGTTGGCTTCTTGGCCATAAAAACTCACCATCGGTTTCTACTACTTTTTGAAACACTTCATAAACAAGTATTTCTTCTTCATCTCCATTCTCAGCAAAGAACACTTCCTTCATGAGAATTAAATCATTATATAAATCTTTAGGATGATACCTAGTGCCTACTACAAGTTCTTGTGCTGTTGCACCTTCAATAGAAGCTAGTTGAGAATATAAACTAGATACTTTTTCCCTACCCTCTTCTGTATAAGCATTCTGTGGGGTTACTAAGTCATCCAACACCACTTTACTAGCATGAAATCCTGTAACACTACCTGTAATACCTATAGCCTTAATAGAAGGATCTGCAATGCCTTCTGCTTTCCTTAAAGGATGATCTACTATAATTTCCTCAGTATTCCATCTAGTTCTTTTCCCTTCCTCAATGTTTATCATGTCAGGCCAATAACGACGATAAACATCACTTTCTAATATTCCTTTTATCTGTCCTAGTTGTTTCTCAGCTAGAGAAGCTGTACTAGATACATATAAAATTGTTTCTGTTGGATCTTTTGTTAGCCACCATGCAGCTATAAAAGCCGCCATTTTACTTTTAAGGTGGTCACGAGGCATCAAAATAAGTTTATTGTCTAGCCCATCCTGCCTAGTCGCCCATAACAAAAGTTCTTCATGTACTGCCCCCAAGTGCATATATGGGGCAACCAATTTAACAAAGGTGAGTACATTACTTTCTGCTGCTTCTCGTATAGCAGCATATTTATCTTGCATTATTTAAGTCGAGTATGATAGGGTTTCCCACGAAAAGTAAACTCAGATTTACCTGCTTTTCTTGCTTCTCTAAATGCTTTATTAAAAGCAATTCGTGTGGCTGATAATTTAGTAGGTGCTGTCTTGGGTGCTTGAGGCTTTTTAGATGGAACCCTAGCCTTTTTCTCCATAGATATTTTAGTGCTTTTACCTTCGGAGTCAACATTTGCTTTCCCTTGTTTAGGAGGGGTTTTATCAGCATGTTTTTTATATGTTTCATGTAAAGCACCTGCTACTGAAGCAGCAATACCCACAGCACCGGCACGTTTTAGTAAAGTTCCACCAGCTTTCTTTGCTATCTCCTTACCTTTATTAGGTAGGGCACTATCAAAAGCTTTGCCTGAACCCACTGTTTTCATCTTAGATGTATTTCTAACTATAGTAGAAGGCACATTTTTTGGTGCAGACAATTGTTTAGGTGCTTCAATAGTATTTAATGGGCGTGCTACATTTGCCTTTTTTTGTAATTTATTGCCCTGTTTCTGTATAGCTTTTGGCATTATCCTCTCCTATTTATATTTAATTTCCATTTCGACACCTAATGCTTGAACATTAGGCATGTTTATATTTTCTCTATCAATGCTTAGTATTGTTGGCCTTACCTGTAATTCCCACTTTGTCTGTGGAAGCAGCCGTTGCGACTTGATTGAACACCCCATAAACAGCAAGCACACCACCAGCAATGGAATTAAGCGTAACATCGTCAATATCAAGTTGGTATCCAAACAAAGGAAGAACAGCTATAATACTACCCAAAAGTCCCACAAGAACACTTGCTGTAATTTGCCCTTGTTTCCATGCTGTAGGGTTTGCTACCATCTTTCCTGCTTGTAAAGCTTCAGGAATAGAAAACACTGCTGTAAATTTATTCGCCATCTAACATCTCCACTAAGTTACAATATCCATCATTGGGGTATGCAGGGAAGTAGAACCTAATGCCTGTAATCAGAATTTGTCGCATTTGTTCATTTTCCTCTGCACAATACTTATCATTCAATATTTCTACTGCATGAGCTATTTCATTAAATTGTTCTTTCATCTTTACTTTTGCTGTAGAAGAACAACCAAGAATACTTAAAACTATTAATAATATAATTATATTTTTCATATTAACAATACCAAATTGTTATACCAGCACCTAGTAACATGCCTAACATTAAAAAGGATATACCAATAGCTACTTGTATCATTTTTTAGCTTCCCTCTTTTTTCTTAACACTTCTTTTTTAGCATTTGTCTTTGCAGAGACAACACGAACATTTTTCTTATCATTACTTCCTCCTTCAGCTAAGGGTTTTTTATGGTCAGCCTCTCTGCTATCCCCTACTTTAAGTCCTGCTTCTCTCCGTGCTTTATTTCTCATTGCACGTTCTTTTCCGCGTTTGTCTCCATTGGCTTTTTCCCAAGCCCTTTCTTTTTTATAGTCCCGTTTTCCATTAGTCATGAATGGCATATTAAACTCCAACCCCTCTTACCGGACGGCAACTTCTACCAACCCAATATAAGTCAGTTAAACCAGTACCCCCACTAAACTCAATACCACCATTCATTTCTAATACTTTAGTCATAATTATAATATTCGTGCCACTGAAGGTTATACCTCCACTAGGAGATAATGTATATGAGGTTGATGTAGCAAATGTTAGAGGGTTAGTTCCACTAAAAGTTATCCCCCCTGAAGGGGTATAGATTACAAAATTAGTAATTAATTCATTATTACCACTAAATACTATGCCACCACTAGGAGACAATGTATAAAAATACATTGGTGTAATAGGCATAGTTGTACCAAAAGTTATGCCTCCACTAGGAGTGATAGTATAATAATATTGACTTATTAAACTAGCTGTACCTCCAAATACTATTCCTCCAGAAGGGGTAATAGTATAACTAACACCCCCTGCTGTGAAAGTGATAGCATTAGTGCCACTAAATACTATTCCTCCAGAAGGGGAGATAGTGTACCCATACCCAACACTAAGTGTATTCGTGCCACTGAATACAATACCACCTGATGGTGATAATGTATAACTATAAGCAACACTTAAACTATTACTACCACTAAATGTTACACCACCAGAGGGTGTAACTATTTTTGTTTTTACAAGTGCAACAGCACCACTAAATGTGATGCCCCCTGAGGGTGTGATGGTATAACTTGTACCGGTAGTTGTATAACTACCAAAATATATACCATCCATTTAATTTATGCCGTTGTGTTTATCTCAAGCCATCCATCAGCCCATTCTTTGGTACTTGTTTGATCTACCCAGGTTATTAATACATTATCAGCATTCATCTCTGTTGCTGATAAATCAAGTTTTACTGATACAGAGGAAGCTG